GGTGGCGCATCCCTGATTCGAACAGGGGACCTGCGGATTATGATTCAGTTTGATGGCAACGCATTGATGGAGCTTTGTCTTTTCAATCAAACAGTTAGGTCATCCGTCAACCGCTATGCATGCGCTATGTTTTGCTATGCGGTTGACGCTTGGTTGACACGTTAAATGGCGTCTAAATCTGATGCCTTTCTTGGATCATTTTAGATTAGAGCAAATAATAACTCTAAGATTTATTTTTACTTTCAATGTCGCTTTCTGCATGCTTAATCCTAGTCTCTAAATCTTTTTTTATGGAAGACACAGTAACTTTTAGCCGAGTGTTTGTTCCACTAAGTTTGCCGAGTAAGTTGGCATCGCTCCGCGCAGAAGCGCCACGAATTCCAGAAGAAGACAGCAGATGATTCCAGCCAAACTGGTTCGGAATTTTGCTTAGCTCATCAAGTAAGCCCTGTGCTACGCACGCTTTCGTTTGGGGACTGTCCAGTTTGGAAAACAATTCTTCTACGCGCTTGTTCCAGTCAACAAGCGCGTCTACTTTTTGTTCTGCCTCTCCGGCAGCTTTAGTGCTGCTGGGTACGGTTTGGGAGGAAATTTCATTTGCAATTCTATCGAGTTTGTTTAAGAGTTCATCAACTCTACCAAAAACCCCTTTTCTTTTTTCTATATTTACTCGATCACAGTACTGTGTCTTGGTACGAAAAAGCACCTCCAAGTTCGCTGACTCAGCCAGTAAGGCAACATCACGAGTTAAATGAGCAACCGACTCTCGAAAATCCCCATAAGCACCAAGAAAAACCGCTCCTGCACATCCAACTACTCGCAACTTGGTAATTAGGCTGCCAGTTTCGAAGATCACCTCTATCTGAACGTCATCACCAAGCAAAAACTTAGCCCGTTCCTCAAAAAAAGGCAGTAATTGATTTTTTAACTTCTCACGTGCATCTGCTGTGTGATAGCGATCAATGTTTAAGTGAGTGTATGCCTCACATAATATCTCTTTGCTAATATATCTAGCCATTAATTATTCTCTAAAGTTATGCGACAAAATTATGATTGAGATAAAGAAAACACTGATATATACGATTCGACTATAACTCAGCTATTTGGGAGCAATGCCCTTACCATCTGTGTATATGAGCATGTGTTTATACATCCAAATGAAACTTTTTGCATCTTTGGCCATGCCGTTTGTTGCAGTCCACGCTCACCGCTTGGCAGGGTTTCAGGGTCAAAAGCCCCTGCAACCCTACCAACAGCGTGCCTTATCCGAGGTGCGTCAAGGATTCGCTACGCCGCGTACTCACCCGGTCCCGGCAAGCCGGGCTGCGGCTTCCGTGCCCGTCCTTGACATGGCGCACGCAGTCTAGGTAAGTTGCTCTGTTATGTTCTCTCCGACGACAGACAATGCAAGACACGTTACGTCTGCGCCGCTTCAGCCTGAATACACAGGGACGAGACTTCGCGGTTGGCGACATTCACGGCTGTTTCAGCAAGCTGGATACTGCGCTGCGCAAGATACGGTTTTCACCGGTGCATGACCGGCTGTTCGCCGTTGGTGATCTGGTAGACCGAGGGCCTGAGTCAGCCCTGGTGCTGGAATGGCTTGCGCAACCTTGGTTTTATTCAGTCTGTGGCAATCATGACCTGATGACATGGCGCAGGGCATTGGGTGATCCACTGCCAGATATTGACCATGCCGCACATGGCGGGAAATGGCTCGACAGCCTAGACGAGCTGATGCAGCAGCGTATTGCACAAAGCCTGCGTGAACTGCCCTTGGCGATTGAAGTAGACACAGCAAATGGGCCAGTGGGCATCATCCATGCCGACTTCCCATATGACGACTGGCGGGCCTTATACGAGCACCGCTTCAGCGCCGAGGACGAAGATACCTGCCTTTGGTCTATCGACCGCTACCGCACTGGATACAAGCAGCCTGTCCGCAGTGTTCGCGCCATCGTGCATGGTCACATGACCGTGAGCAAGATGGCGCAGTTGGGTAACGTGTATTTCATCGACACCGGTGGATGGCGCGATGACGGCAAGTTCACGCTGTTGAACTTGCAGACCTTGAAGGCCGTCAGTTAGAACGGATGCTGGGCATCCCTTTGTTCTCCGAGCTGAACTCCTGGCGCACCTGTGCCTCTTTAGCATTCACGCAATTTACTGTGCTGTCGAGTTTGCCAGGGTTATTCACGCATTCTTCGATTTTCGCTGCGCGTTCAGTCGGGTTGTCGATGTAGTACTGCACATCATGCTCTTTTTCCGAGCTGCATGCTGACAGTACAGTGATGGCGGCAATCCCAACAAACAGTTTGAGCTTCATAGTTCCTCCAAACAAGAACGGAAAAACCATAGCCCGCTCATCAACATCGTGCAACCCATGAATTTCTGTACTCCGTAGACTACAGCACCGAAATATTAGCGATTTCACGTACTCGTGAATACCCTCAAAACACCCACTGCATCGGGCATATCAAAGCAATTCATCGCCAACAAGCGGGACATACACCCATTCTCTGTCTTCCTTTACTTGATCGCGTGGGTATTCAGAAGCTGCCAGTAACACTTGCATGGCGTAAGGCGGCCGAAGCGTAGCAGACAGCCGATCACCCGGCTGGCAGACGTAAGCATGCTGATCCAACGAGTCTACGTGTTGCTTACTGCTGATTTGCTTGACCCGCACCGCTACATGGGTAGGTTGACTTGTCTTTTTTCTCATATTTCAGAAAGCCTATTAGCGATTTCACGTACTCAACTTACAGCGGATCGCCCGGTACGCGCTGCACTTGAAGCACCAACAGGATTTCACTGCTTGATTGCTCATACCCGGTAGTATGCAGGAACCGTGGCAAGAAACTCAGGCCGTCCCTGGTGTTGGTGTCCTTACTCTCGGTTAAACCACCAAGCACGATCACATCACCATCCTGCATGCCGACCTTCGTTTTAAGTTCCCGCTTGGTCAGCGTGGGCGAATTATTGACGCCGGTTGTCGTCTTCACGAAGTTGGAGAGCTGTTGCGTGATATCTAGGTCGATGATGCCTTCCTTCACCACTGGCCGGATGTCGAAGATGACGCCGGAGCTGCGATACTCGACCGACTGCACGGCTTGACCTGCACCTTGCGGATAGGACAAAGCGCCCAGCACAGGCACATCCTGGCCGACCGAGAAGATACCTTGTGATCCTGACTGGATGCGCAGCGCAGGCGACGACACCACCTTGAAGCGGCTATCGCTCGACAGCATGGAATAGACGGCATCCAGGCTCGTGTTCTTGATCTGAATGAAGTTGCCGAGGTTCGTGGCTGTGGAGCCAATGCCGATGCCGACATGGCCACCCAGCAGGTTTGCCAGCAGACCAAAGGCTGATCCTTGCCGGTCGGTGTTACTGACCTCATAGACCAACCCACGCACGGCGACCTCTCCAATGCGTCTATCCACCTGTGGCAGAAATTCACGTAAGCGAGCGATTTCTTCCTCAGCACCGGCAAACACCAGCACATCGGAAGATTGGTCAATCAGCGATGCCGCCGACGAGATTGGTACGTCACCCTTGGGGCTAGCTTCCGGCGTGGCCCTGACGCTGCGATTGGTGACAAACGAACCCTTGAACAGCGGAGCCAAGGTGCGCGACAGGTACGACACTTCGCGGTACTGTGGCTGGTAGATGTAGATGTGCTCGGCCTGGATAGGTGGCTCACCCTCGACACGCTTGCGCACAAAGTCCACACCTGATTTGCGCTCGACCATGTAGCCCAGGCTGTCCAGGAAGTACTGCATGAACAGCGACAGCTTGCCCTGGTTGTCCTTGTAGCGGAACGACACCAACCGCTCGTCTTCCAGCACGTCCGGAGCCAGGACATAGGGTGTAGTCGTGGCTTCGCGGTAGATGAGCTGCACAACTTCGGAAATGCTTGCCCCTTGCAGGTCGAGATTGACCGCCTTGGCGTGAGCGGTGCCAGCCAGGGCCAGAGACAGAATGGATACCAGGATACGCAGTTTCATTTATTGGCCTTTGGAAGTGGGTTTGCTGCCGCTCCAGGCGGTGATGCGTTCGCCATCGACCTCACCGATCATGACGGCACCGCTATTCTGGAAGTTGGAAGGATGTTCAAGCCGCATACGGCCATCGGTGGACTGGATAACGGCATAGGCATTCTTGCCTGCCTGCATGGTGCCGATCAGTCGCCAGGACGTGGACATGGCTTGCCTGGGTTGAGCGCGCGCTGCTGGTGCGGATGCGGGTAACGCTGAGTTTGTCTTGGAATCGACGTAAGCCGTTGATGTGGCTGCATTGTCGGTTTCTGGCTTGCTGCCGAAGAAGCCCATCAATGTGTATACGCTGACGCTGAACAGGCCGATGATCAAGACGGCCAGAATCCAGAGCTTGGGGCTTTTCAGAACGTTCTGACGGTCATCGACTTGCAGTTCCTTGCCTGCACCGCCGGTGTAACTACTGTAGAGCGGGAAAATTTGGGGGTCATATCTTTTGTTCTGAACAGCAACACGGGTTTTCTTGTTCAGGTTGTAGCCTTCCCACATTTCAACGCGGTAAGTCTTGTTCCAGCCGAGGGTTTTGATCTTAGTGGTTCTAAATGTGACTTCTACAATAACTTTTAGGGGTTTAGTCAAGTCAGAAATGTCCTGCACCATCAACACTAAATCGCAGCAAACTTTTGTTTGAGGGTGAATGTAATGGCGATGCTCTCGGAAAAAAATCTTGTGTTCTTTAAGTAACCTTCCGTCCCCAGCCCCCCAAAATCTCCATGCCTCGTCAATGCAGATAAGGTCACCTGGCTGGCAAAAAGTATCGACGTCCTCGCCATAAGGGAAAAAGTCGCTTTTTTCAACATCCTCGTTCTTACAATGAACAACTGATCCCAGACGTTCCGGTGGAACAGCATACTTTTCCTGGCAATAAGCCCGAATTGCATCATTGTCGATACCGTCCACATTCGTAATCACTCGGCGACCAGCCTTAACGGCAGGCACAATGGCAGAGGACACGCACTCATAGCTTTTTCCTGATCCCATCAGCCCCGTGTAAACAGTAATAGCCATGATTTATCCAATGATCGGCATACGCCGAATAATGAATCGCGTGGCATAGGCCGACACCACCATAGCGATACCAGCATGTATCTGGAACACGTCCAGGAAATACCATGTGGCGGCACCGATGCCGGACAGCGCATCATCCACGGCCCCGGTTCCGGGCAGCAGCGCCACGATGAAGCCGACGAATTCCGAGGTGATGAAGTACAGCGCGAAGAACAGTACGAACTTGACTAGGAGGGAACGGAATACCCAGGCCAGGATGCTGTTCAGTGCAGAAAGAAGAATTCCAAACATGGTGACCTCACGCAGACAAGACGGTGAACAGCGCGATCAGCGCCCAGGCCAGCAGCATGGCGGCCTGGATGATGGCTTTGTTGTCGTCGATTAGGGCACAGTGGGCATCGAGCACATGCGTTCCATACAGCTCGATGGTCGGGCGTGGGCATTCGCCGGTATGTGACGATGGCGAGTAACCCCGCAGGTCGGGCATCATGTCCAGAATGGGCTGTGCGATTTGCTGCGCCGTGGGGATAGCTTCCAGCGTCGGGGCACCGATGCCTGGGTCCGGTCCAAGATTGGTGACTGGATTCTCCGCGCCGGGATTACTTGCGTTGCTATTCGGATTGGCTGGCGTTGGTTGTGATGCCGTAGGGTTTGAAGGCAACGCCCAAGGATTCGGCCTGTCATTCGTAACTGGGTTTGGAGAAACGAAATCTCGCACTGTAGGCGCAAGCTCTGGATTGGCTTGGACCCAGGGCGCAACATCCTCTGCGGTCAAAGGATTTGATTGTGGGTATGGCAAGCCGTCATAGCCCGGCTCAGATGCAGCTTGCTGCCATGCGCGATTGGCAAGACCAGCCAGCAAAGCGGGATTCAATGGCTGCGCAAGTACTTCTTCGGGTAAAGCTTCGATAGCTTCTTGTGGCGTCAAACCGTCTCGGTCATCCACGATATTTTCAGCAGGGAATGTGTAGCCTGTGCATCCTAGATCGGCTGCAAAGAATGTCCCTTTCGCGCACTGATTAGGAGGCCCGTTCATGTCGAGCACCGCACCTTGTAGTTCACAGAATATGTTTGTCGCTGAGTGTGCGCTACATTGAATGTTCGGGTCTGGCGTTTCCCCCAGAACAGATTTACGACTGAAATATGCCTGTTTTGCCATTGCATAGCCGTCACCTCCCCATGCCTCATGCGAGGTGTAGCGATCAGTCCAAACAGTTGCCCGCCATGCAGGAACACCGGGAGTAATGCCCGATGAAGGATCACGTTCACCAGCCATATCGCTGGATTGGTCAATCAAACCATCATCGCGGAAGAACCAGTTCACCAACGCATCAAGGCCCAAACTAACTGCATAAGTGACAACGGCCCCAATGCCTGCTGCAATAGCTACTGTTGCCCAAGCAGGAGCTGTCACAGCCCCCACCGTTACCACTGCTGCGGTACTGCCTGCTACCGTAGATAGTCCTGGGGTGGCCCTCGCAACCGTGTTCATGAAACGATGATCGTTTGCAGCAAAGCCGCGCCGCTGCATGCCTTGCTGCAATGTGCCTGATATTGCGCGTGTGACGCGTTCAGGCTCTGGTATAGGCGTCGGGAGTGCTTGGGAAAAGACGGGCTGAAAAGAAATCAGCAGCCAGACAAAAAAAACGATCATGAAGCGGTATAGGCTCATTACTCCAATCCTTTGATCAATGCACAAGCACACGCAATGCCCCAGGCAAAGATGACGAGATACCAAAGCTGAGTAATCACGATTTGCAAGCTCCAAAGAGGTGGATGCTCAGGCAGGATGGCCAGTCCTGCCCGAGTCAGTCATGTGACCGGATCAACCGCCACGAATCCAGCGAAGCGCCATACGTGCGGCGGTCATGGTGGCGTAGATCGTTGCCAGCACACCGGCCACAGCCATCACCGCTGTAATGACATCCGAAGCGCTGAATGCGCCCGTGATCGCGGTTAGGTCGATGCTGCCTGCCTCCTGGGCCATGACGGCACCCGATGCCAGCGTCAGTGCGGTAGCGCCCACAGCAGCGGCCACCGGCTTGAGGTTGAATTTCAGCTTCTTCATGTGAAGTTCCTTTTCTTGAGAATTGGGCAAGAAACCGCCTGCCTGTCGGATTTACCTAACCCCTGCGGATCAGGTTCAATACGGTGCCAACACCGCGCCCCAGCAGGAAGAACAGCACTACCACCGAAAGCCCCAGGCTGAATACCTGGGCGACATCGGCAGTGTTCAGTATCGGAATCGGGTTGCCTGCGGTTTCCAGCGTTTCGCGTTCGATGGCGATTTGCTGGCGATGTTGCACAGGGCAATCCGCCCCGGCTTCGATGCTGATGTCGCAGTACTGGAGATAGATGCGTGTCATGGTTCAAGCCTGGATGCACGGCACATAGATCAGGATGACCACGCCCCGGCCATCCAAGTGATCCTGCACGGCCTCGACGGCGCTTTCCGGTGCCTGGAACGGGTCTGCTGCTGTCAGGGCTATCACGTTGATGACGCCACCTTCGCCATCAGCGGCCAGAAATGAGCCGTCTTCGGTGCTCTGCACCAGATAGCGAGGAACGCACCACATGGTCAGGCCGCCTTCGTGGGCTTCGCCAGCTCGACAGGCTGCAAGCTGGTGATGACGGTCTTTTGCGTCTTGCCGTTGGTGACGATTTCCAGTTCCGCCTCTGCCACCAACGGGAACGGCAGATGCTTGAGCTTGTGGAACTCCTCCGAAGTGCCGTAGTTGTATTCCACGGTGGCAAAGCCCTTGCCCATGCCTTTGCTGTCGTCCAGGTCGGTCTGGACGTAAATCTTGGTGCTGTCGTATTCCTGGCCGCTTTCCAGCTTGCCCTTGGAGCCTTTGACGCCAGCGATGGTGATACGGGTATTGAATTTCATGATGTCGATTCCTTGTCCGGCGTCGGTTAAGCCGCCACGCTGGCCGGTTCAGCGGGCTTCAATATGCGTTGGATGCCCTGTTTCAACAGAGCGTTGGGAACGGTGCGCAGGCTGCGCGGTAGCTCGCGGGCTGCATGCTTTTCGATCAGGTCGCCAATCCAGGCCATGCCCTCCAGGCCCGCATCAAATGCGCGGGTCAGATGTACCAGGGATGGGGCGACGGTGGTTTCAAGCCAGCGCAATTTGCGCTTGACCACGGCATCGGTGGTTACGTCTTCCAGCTTGGGCTTGGTCTTGATGCGGATGGCCTCGGATACGTCCAGCAGCTCCTGCATGTAGGGATGCGCGCCCGCAAAGTAGGTGTCCGGTTCGATCAGGCATTCCAGCGGCAGGATGCGATCCTGTGACCAGTAGCGCAGCTCAATGCGCCACCAGGACGATTCCATGTCTTTGTAGGCGTGGCCCTTGTCGTAGGCATTGACCAGCTTTGCACCGCGTCGGCCCACGTAGTAACTGCGTGAGTGTCCGGCATCCCAATAGCCATCGGTGCGCCCCTGGGGCCGTCTGCCGTGGTAATCGAAACCACCATTCATGCAGGCTTCACGGACACCTTCGACGCCGCCACATCCACCCTCGAAGAAGTCCAGGGCAATGTCTATGCGAGACAACCGGGCATTGAGCGGCACCAGGAAGTCATACATGGCCTGACGCCAGCCCGCTTTGGCGAACGTGCAGCCGCTGCCGTTGAGCATGATTAGATAGGTATCGCGCTGGTATACGCCGCCACCAGACACGCTACCGACTTCCTCCCCCTCATCGTTCAGGATGCGCAGGGTGCTGTCGTAGTAGTTGCGGCCTGGGCGCAGGTCGCCCACCTGAAAGCCAGTGATCGCGGCCACTTTCTTGGCCAGGATCGCCATGACCTGGACTTCGGTGACGAACTCACCTTCATGGTGTTCGTTACTCAGCGTCCAGAACAGGGAATTGAACAGATCGGTTCCCTTGATCGTGGTCGATAACCAATCCACCGAGCAGCGGTCTTTGCTGGTGGCTTGCGCCTGGGCCAAGGTCATTTTGACGCGACGGCCTTCAAGTACCAGCTTTTCGTCTTTGGTCAGGCGGTGCGTCATTGCTTCACCTCCATACCTGCGGCTTCGCCGTTTCTCCCCGTTTTACTCGGGGGGGTGCCGCTGCCGGCTGTCGCCCCGCGGCTGTCCTCGCGGAGCTGCGGGCAGGCGCGGGGCGACAGCGGTTCGGAGCGTGCAGCCGCCATGTGCAATGTGGAGCCGCTGCCAGTCAGTCGGGCGTAATGCACCATGCCCTTGTTGAGCAGTTCGGGCCAGAAGTCGAGCTGAGTGCGCTTGGGTTTGACGGTGCGGGGTTTCATGTCGATTTCCCCATGCTGATGAGCAGACGGGCGCGGTCACGCAGTTGCTGGGTCAACAGGAACATGCCTTCATAGATGGCATGGGCCTCGGGCATTCTGTTGGCGTCGGTCAGTTGGTTGCGCAGCGTGGCGAGCGTGCGTAAATGCTCGGCATCGGTGGTGACCAGGTGGGCAATGGGACTCATCACAGTGCGAACTCCGCTGCCCGTTCTGCGGCCTTGATGCGGATGGCTTCCACGTTGATGAACACCCGTTTGCCGACTTTGATCGTGGGCCAATAGCCACGATTGCACTGCGCCTGGAAGACCGAGTGTTCGATCCCCATTGCCTGGGAAAAAGCAGCCGGTGTCATCAATGGCATTGCCATTGCTATGGCTAAGCGATTCGACAAAGGTAAACTGTCCATCATGCCCTCTTGGCTTTTTTGTCCGTCTTAGACATTGAGTTGGTCAAGGACGAAATTTCAATTACCATCCATCCTTGTTGGAAAATTTATCCAACAAGGAAATTATCAGTAGGTTTACTGCCCATGTCAAGCTCGACTATTGATGATCGTGTTGTGCTGCTGATCAAAGATCAGATGGCTCGCAAGGAAGCTGTCAAAGCGCGCGAGGTGAAGACCTCGCTGCTGGAGAAGCTATTGCCCGGAGGGAATCACGTTGAGGAGACGCTAAGCGTCTTGCATGGAGGGCGTGGATTCTGGAAGGCATTGGCCGAAGGCACTGGTATTTCTGCTGATCGCTGGCGCAAGGTGTTTGAGCGGAAGCAGCGACCGACAACAGACATCCTGGCGGCGATAGGGACGCGATGGCCGCAGCATGCGTTCTGGGTCATGACCGGTATCACGGATGCCGTCAATGGTCATATCGCACCAACGACAGCGACGACATATCCAGAGCGTGCACATGTCAGCGACCAGCCTTCTACGGACTACTTTCGTGCGTCCATTGCTTTGAATGAGCAACTGTTCAGCGATGACCACATAAAGCAGATCAAGTTTGAAGATCCGATAGACCTGATCGAGCGCACGCGTCCCTTTGCTCACTATTGGGAAGGGTCAATTGCTAACACCGCCTATGCACACTCAAGCACAGAGTCGTATCACATTCTGATGGAGCTATGGCAGCAGCGCGAAACGCAGCGTGAACGCCATAAAAAATTGATTACGCAGCAGAAACCACCTACAGAGACCGGACATCCCATTCTGGGTGAAGATCCACGGACATCACACCAGAGTAAGTTTTATCTTTTCTACGAACCAAGGCATGACGATACGAAGGACTGAATCAGGTTGGCTGGTCGATATACAGCCAGGAGGACGAGGAGCCAAACGACTACGCAAGACGTTTCGCACTCAGGCAGAAGCCAAGAATTGGGAAGTGTGGGTCAAGTCGAACGCCAACAATCAGGCCGACTGGATGCCCGAGAAAAAAGACTTGCGGCGTTTGGATGAACTGGCCGTCATCTGGTTTGACCATCACGGCAAAGAGCTTCGTGCAGCAGAAGATACCTACAAGCGGATCAAGGCTGCCATCGTCGCACTGAAAAATCCCATTGCCAGCGAATTCAATGCACAGGTTTTCGCGGCTTTCCGTAGCCAGCGCCTGGATGCTGGTATCTCCCTGAACACCGTGAACCGCGAGCATGCATACATGCGAGCCATGTTCAATGAGCTGATCCGGCTTGGTGTCTGGAAACGGGACAATCCGCTGAAAGACCTGCGCCAGTTCAAGGTGCAAGAAAATGAGCTGTCCTATCTGACCAAGGAGCAGATCGCGTTGCTGCTGGTCGAGCTGAGGAAATCGACCAATCCGCATGTGGATTTGGTGTCACGGATTTGCCTTGGTACGGGTGCTCGTTGGAGCGAAGCAGAGCAGCTACGGCCTCAGCAGGTACGACAAAGACTGATCCAGTTTGCCCGTACCAAGACAGGCAAGGCGCGAGCGGTTCCGATTAGCCAGGACATGCAGGATGAGATTTTTACCCATCATGCCGAGCATAGGAATATGGGGGCAATTTTCACCGGCTGTACTGGGGCGTTCAAGGAGGCCATTGAGCGCTCTGGTATTCAGTTGCCGATGGGGCAGCTTACCCATGTTCTGCGTCACACCTTTGCCAGCCATTTCATGATCAATGGCGGCAATATTTTGACTTTGCAGCGTATTTTGGGGCATCAGGATTTGAAGACCACCATGCGATATGCACACCTTGCTCCTGATCATTTGGACTCCGCTCGGCAGCTTAATCCGCTAGCATTTCGACTCTGAACCGAAGGCTGAGTGTCCGTATTCTACCCATGGTGGCCAGTCAACACGTAAGGATTGAGTAGCAGATTTTTGCTTGAGGTGATATTTGCCAAGCTTGATGGGCTTCGATGCCAAACCTCCTAATTGCAGGTTGCTACTTGCCTTTGAACTCCTCCACACGATGGTGAGCCATGTACATCTCGTGCTGAGGCTTCAGTGCGATCTTCATCGAAGGCGTGATGCCAAGTTTCGCTGCTTCGTTGAAAAATGGTGAGATAAGAATCGAGCCATTCGTCTCAAATGTGATAAATCCCTTGTCAAATGCTTTGTCCAAATTTGGCGAAAGAAGCAACCCGTTCCATTCGTCCAGTCGTTCACTATTCGTTGATTTTTTCCATGGCTTGATATGAGATGCAACGAGGAGGCTGGTGTCGCTGAAACCCGTTACAGCACAGCTGCTCCAGTGTCGTAGCACCTTATCTCGAAACGTTCCCTGACCAATCCTTGACTTGATCAATGCTGTCTTTTCAGTCATCGTCATGCTCGGATCGCCGATGATCTGTTCAAGATCGGCTTGCATATCTTCGCTGCCGTTGCTCGCAAGGTATGCGGCGAATTGCGACAATGTAGCACTGTACATGTGGTGTCCGCGCACGTTTCGCTCTTTGAAGATAGGTAGCTTCTGGATGCTTGGGGAAAGAGCAGCAAAGGCCGAAGAGCTGGTCAAGGCGATCAGAGGGCCTGAAATTAGGTCATTATCCATCGCCCATTCTGACAGCACACCACGGAGCGCTCCGTCGTAACTGCGAGCAGAGGACTTCGATAGCCCTTTATAAATCATCCAATCATAGAAGTTCATGCGTTAGGACTCCCGTCTGGTCTTGTCGTACATCGGTAAATTAGCTAATAGCAGATGCAAAATCCCTTAATGAACTGATAAATGGGAAGCTGCTCCTGGCAGACAACAGATTAGGCCGAACACCCGCTTTCGACCCATTGCTGACCGTCACGGCGCCACCAGCTAATGACCTCATTGCGGCAACTACGAGCGCATGTTCTAGTTACATCAGTTCAAACGGAGAGAGGACGCCGCAGAGCCTGCCTTGCTGTTCTTCGACAAGCCATAGTCGGGTTTCTTTATCTGCATCGTCCTCAAGCAGATTTTCGACCTCATGGTCCGGCCCAACCACCGTTGCGCTTATAAGCTGGAGCTCTGATCCTGCACCCTGAATTGTTAGCGACAGAGCCTTCGCCCAATCATTGTTGGCGCGCAGGTATCGAGCAAGCCCATACTCCGTCACCAACTTCCAGCCCTGGATGTAGACAGGAAGGTAGGAGAACGAGTGCGTGAGCATCAATTGCCGAGCATGGGCTACGGGCTGCCACGGTTCCAAAACAACGGGCGACTTCACCATAAAGTCTTTGACTTTTTTCTGCGGGACATGTGGTTCTTTCATAAGTGCCTCCTCTAGTCCTATGCAAAGCTCGATGGCTGCGGCGGTCGCATGCCGCGCGAACACGCCAGAGTGCATCGCGTCATTTCTCGCTCTTTTTACTGTGCAGAACAGTGCCGAAAAAGTGGAGAACCGACCGGGGTAAGTGCTAGACAATTGCGATAGCACGACTGACGACTGAGCCAAATCTGCAAGCGCTTTCTCATATTTACCAAGGTTCTCCTTGCGTCCGCGAAGACGCATTCCAAGCGCCTCGACAGCGAAGCATATCGCCTCAAAGCCTTCCGCGTCTGCAAGCGCGGCGTAGCGACTGGCGCGCAGCTCGTCGCGATGAAACATACGTTCGTGCCAGTCGAGTGGTGGGATAGTCATGCTAGAGTTTGCCTACTTGGGCATCCAGTTATAAATCAACTGCTAGTGTCGCAGATCTCCGCCGTGCCCATCGAACTCAATGCAGGGTTAGTACGAATGCAGCTGGCGTACTGTCAAAATAAGGTGCGCTGCTCATCTTCGCTCCGCGTTAATGCTCATGATTGCCAACTTTACAAGCCGCGAGCATCTCAGACCTACCTAAGGCATTCTTATGCTGCAGCTCTTCGAAGGACCGCTTATGGCTGGTAGAAGTCTGCCATGGAAGGCAGTTTTCGACCCCAAACAGACATTCCCTAGCACCAGAGTTAGCTGTACCACGAAGACGAATTGGCTTGCACGAATTGTTAGTCATCAATCCACGTAACAGTACAGATCAGCGTACCGTCGGCAACATAGCCCAAGATGACATGCGCTGTATGGACATAACCGAGCTCCTTCCGAAAAGCCCGCAGCTTGAGCTCATCGTATGCGGTGTCCTCGCCGGGCTTCTTTAGTTCTAGCACAATGAGATTATTTGTGTCTGTGTTACGCTCATGCACCAAAATATCGGGAAATACTGTGGTAGCACGAATCTCGCGATCTAGTGCTTTTCGAGGTGGCAACTTAAGCCTTTTGGGGTCTCCGAAATGGCGGTTGTACTCACAGTCCACAGTAAGTGGTGGCCGAATGGCCTCGGAGAGCGCCATGTAGTGAGCAAGCCGATAAGAAAGCGAGCGCTCCGTAACATCAAGAGCGAGCAATGCAGAGTCATGCCGCAAAAGCTGATCAATCGCAGAATTTACTAGAGCTATGGCTTCTTCTCGGGTCATCAGCAATGTCATCTTGGCCAAAAGCAGTCATTGTAAGAATAATTTTCAGCGAATGCCATTTACAACGGAAATGAGGCGCTGCCCCAAAACCCCACGCTCGCCGCTTGGCAGGGTTGCAGGGCAAACAGCACCCTGCAACCCAACCAATAGCGTCTGTGATCCGTGGTGTGTCAAGGATTCGCTTCGCCGGGTACTCACCCGGTCCCGGCAAGCCGGGCTGCGGCTTCCGTGCCCGTCCTTGACATGGCAGGCAATGTCTCAAGATGGCAATGGTGACAACCTGCACTTGGCCAGGTCAATGATGTGTCGCCAAGACAATTTCAGCGCGCGCCACACATGAAGCAGAAACGCGCATGCAAGTGCTGGAAGACAAGAGAGGGCCAGCATCAGCAACCGTCGTCCTCAATCTTGCGTTGACACTTGGTTGACACCCAAGCCGCAGACAACAAAAAAGCCACCGCATCGGGTGGCTTCAATGTCCTGATTTAACAGGGGAAATTCT